GTCCGTCAGGGGCCAGCAATCAAGTTGCCCAAGACGACAGTCAAGACCAGCCAGTCCGACTGGAAGACCTGTGTGGTGCTACCCGATATTCAGGCGGGGTTTTTCCGTGCGACCGACGGAAGCCTTGTGTCTACTCACGACCCACTTGCAATTGACTACGCCATTGCGGTCGTCAAAGCAGAGAAGCCTGATGTGGTTGCCCTCAACGGAGATAATGCGGATTTCCCCGAGTTCGGGAAGTACCGTCTCACTCCAGCGTTCGCACTTACGACGCAGGCGACCATTGATTACCTGACCACTCTCTGCGCACGCATCAGAGATGCGGCTCCAGAGGCACGAATCGTGTGGTTGGAGGGAAATCATGAGGCTCGTCTGACCAACTACATCTTGGACAATGCCAAGGCATCGTTTGGTCTTCGCCAGGGCAACACGCCCGAATCGTGGCCCGTTCTGTCCATCCCGTTCCTTTGTCGGTTTGACGACTTCGGTGTGGAGTATCTTCCTGGCTACCCAGCGAGCCAGTTCTGGCTCAACAACCGCATCAAGATAATCCATGGGACCAAGGTTGCTTCCAACGGTTCTACTGCTCATAAGTACCTCGCTACCGAGAAGGCGTCCGTCGTGTACGGACATATCCACAGGAGGGAATGGGCCGAGCGTACCCGCAACGACTGGGACGGGGCAAAGACTATCGCCGCCATCTCTTTTGGCTGTCTGGCCCGTGTGGACGGTGCCGTGCCGTCCACGAAGGGTGGCTCCGACCTTGACGGTCGCCCCATCACCTGCGTGGAGGACTGGCAACAGGGACTCGGAATCATCCGCTACAAGGAGGGCGACGGGCCGTTCCACCCCGAGATGCTCCCCATCCATGACGGGGTCATGTTCTACAAGGGCAAGGTGTTTGGAGAGTGACAACCATTGTCGGTATCCAAGGAGACAACTACGCTCTGGTGGCCACCGACAGTAGGGTCTCGTCCATAGACGAGTCAGGGTTCGCTTTCCAGATAACGACTCTCGGGTCTGGCACCTCCAAGGTGGCAGTCAACGGGAAGTACATTCTGGGGGCGGCTGGTGATGTCAGGGCCATCAACATCCTGCACCACGCCTTCGTACCCCCCGCACCCCCAGCCAACTCCTACGGTAGGAAACTGGACCAGTTCATCACCAGACAGTTTATTCCGTCATTGAGACATGTCTTTGATGAGCAGGGGTATTCTTTGCCCGAGCGTGATAGTTCTAGTCACCTTGCGGAACATTCTTCAACAATTGTTGTTGTAGTCCATGGCACTTTATACATCATTGAAGGTGATTACTCATGGACATCGGATACTTCGGGCATTTACTCAATTGGGACAGGGTCATCGTATGCCCTTGGCGCCTTGCAGGCTTTAATTGGCGGTAAGAAACTGACCCCCCAGCAGGCCAAGACCGTCGCCGTAAAGGCGCTGACTGTGGCCAGCAAGTTTGACCCCTACACGGGGGCCCCGTTCCAGTCGTATGTTCAAGAACGGGAAGCCAAAAAATAGTACAATTGGCGCATGGCACTTAATTCACAGGTCACCGACCAGACCATCAAAGGCACCGCTGTCGGCGCTATCGCCTACTTCCTGGCCAAGTTCAACATTGACCCAGGCGCACAAGCCGCTCTCATGCCCGTCATCATCACTGGTCTGGCCTGGGCCAGCACCAAGATTGGCGACCCCACGCAGGCGTCTTTCCTCGCCAAGGCATCCAAGGAACTTCCTGCCCTTGTGGAGGAAGTGACTGAGGCTGTTGAGGAGAAGAAGGCTGTGGCAAAGAAGGCCCCAGCCAAGAAGGCCGCACCTGCTAAGAAGGCTCCTGCAAAGCCAGCCAAGTAATGGCAAGCAAAAAGAAGGTTTCCTCAGACTGGGCGTTCCCTAAGTCTGACCCCGAGCAAATCGCTGAGGTCACCAAGAAGCAGGGTGGCGCCACCGTGGACATGACCACGGGCAAGTTGATGGAAACGGGGACATATGTGTCTGTTCCTGGTCATGAGAAGCGTGTCCCCGCTGAAGGATTGTCTGCGGAAGAAATCAAGAAGTACTCCTCCAATCCCGAAACAGTCTCTGCTTTGACGGAGAACGCAGAACGGAAACTTGGGACATGGATTGACACCGACGAAAAGGGCAGGCCGACTGCCTTCATGGATGTGTCGCAGGGATTCCCCAACACACCTGTTGGTAACAAGAACGCTCGTCTTGCGATGCTGGCTAACAACCAGTTTGCTGGATTCAACCTTGACACCTTCCAATCGGAATACAACCCTGTTCAGGAAAGTGTTTTGGGCAGGGCGGGTGGAGCGCCTGAATTGCAAGAGGGAGAGGCCGAGCGCTGGGCCAGTTCAACCAAGCCAATCGGTGAAGAAATAGTATATGCTTGGACAACCGAACCACAGCGAATTAGCCAAGGTAGGGGCCGTCGTAAGCATGTCATTCCTGCGAACCAAGGCACATTTATCTTCACAGGCGACAGCGGTCAGATGTCGCCCCCCAAAAAATAAGGGCAGTAACTAAATGGCAATGGATTTTTGGTCACCGTCTTACCGAGCGGCTTCTTCTGACCTCACGGTTGCTATTTCCCCCCTTGGTCTGGTTGAACTCGCAGACGAAGAGTTTGAGGTTCATGGCCCCCGTCTGAATCGCTATGCCGCCGCATGGGCTTGGTACCTCGGTCACCACTGGTCGTATCGCCGAGAGATGGGCGAGTCCCAGTTCTACATGAACTATGTCCGCACTATGTCGGACTACATCACCAACTTCTGTTTCGGCAAGGGAATTCAGTTCCGTTGTCCTGAGGCCAACTCCGCCATTATCCCCAGGCTGTTGGCAGATGTGTGGGAAGTCCACAACCACAAGCACTATGTGTTGTGGGAGATGGGTCAATTAGCATCTGTGACTGGTGACTGCTTTGTCAAGGTTGCTTACGAGGAGCCCTATGTGGATGCCGTGGGCGTCCCAGTTGCTGGTCGCATCCGTGTCATCCCGATGAACCCAGCGCACTGCTTCCCTGAGTACCACCCACACGACAGGGACAGGCTTCTTCGCTTCAAACTTAAGTACCGTTTCTGGGGTACCTCTCCAGAGGGAACTCGTCAGGTCTACACCTTCACCGAGATTCTTTCCGATGACCTCATTCAGCAGTTCATCAACGACGAACTGGTGGATGAATACCCCAACGCCCTCGGTCAGATTCCTGTCGTACACATCCCAAACACATCCATCTCCTCTTCACCATGGGGTCAGTCAGACATCTGGGACATCATTCCCCTCAACCGTGAACTCAACGAGAAGATGCTTGAGGTCTCCGACATCATCAACTACCACGCCGCACCCGTCACCATTATCACTGGCGCCAAGGCTTCCCAACTGGAGCGTGGTCCCAAGAAGGTCTGGGCAGGTCTCCCCAAGGATGCCAGCGTCTTCAACCTTGAATCCCGTGGTGAGATGTCGGGTGCGCTGGAGTACATCCAATTCCTGAAGCGCACCATGCACGAAATCACTGGAGTCCCAGAGACGGCGCTCGGTCAGTTCCAGCCCGTTTCCAACACCTCTGGAGTGGCCCTTGCCATCCAGTACCAGCCAATGATGAACCGCTTCATGATGAAGAAGGTCCATTTCACCAAGGGGTTGGAGAAAGTAAACGAGTTAATTATCCGCACTGCGGCTGTCTTTGAGCCCCAGATGCTGGTCTACGACCCGTCCCGTTCTGCCATGCCAGAGCGTGACCAGTTGACCCAACTTGACCCCCTTGACCCGAACACCTACAAGACCACCGTGCATTGGCCCGAGCCACTGCCTGTGGATGTCCTCATCAAACTCAACGAGGTCCAGGCCAAGATGGGTCTCGGCCTTGAGTCCAAGCGTGGCGCCCTGCGCATCCTTGGAGAAGAGTTCCCGAACGAGAAGATGGACGAAATCTTTGAGGAGTTGCAGGATGACGCCATGGACCAGGGTGCCCTGGACATGATGCGTGCCCAAATCCAGCAGGCCATCATGCTGGCAACGGGAATGATTGCTGGTCCTGGCGGACCAGAAACGGCGTCTGCTGGAGGTGCTAATGTGTCACCAGCAAACGGTTCTCCAGAGGAAGGTCCACTGCCTGGTCCAGTGGTCGGTCCTATGGAGGAGCAAATGGTAAATCAATTAGTAGCAAAGGCTTACGGAGCCAGATTCGCCCAGCGACGGGTGCCTGGTGAAGAAGACTAACGATTAAACAGACGAACTATTACCCAAGTCAATATCAGCCAAACCAACGAGGTAGTCAATCATGGCAAAGAGCACAGCCCCTGAAGGGGACATCATCAGCATTCCCAAGGACGCTCCGCAAGTGGAGCAGTTCGTGGAGGACGCACTGAAGAAGACAAGCACCAAGGTCTTCACCGAGGAGGATGTTGAGAGCATCCGCAAGCAGGAAAAAGACAAGATGTACAAGCGTCTTGAGGAAGCCGACCTCCGTGTGAAGTCCATGGAAGAGCAGATGGCCATCATCGCCGCAGAGCGTGAGGCCGCAAAGAAGGAAGCGGAAGAGCGGGCCACCAAGGAAGCCGAATTTCTCCGTCAGCGTGAGATTGAGGAAATGAGCGCCAAGGAACTCCTCCTGAAGAAGGAAGACGAGTTCAACCAGCGCATCAACTCCGTTGAGCAGGAGTGGCAGGAGCGCCTCGCCAGCATTGAGTCACAGCGTCAGGCACAGGAGGCTCTCCTTGAGAAGGAGCGCCAACTCCAGGCACTGTCTCACTACCGCAACCAGAGAATTCAGCAAGAGCAGGAAAGCATCATCCCCGAACTGATTGACCTGGTGACAGGCAATACGGAGGAGGAGATTGAAAACTCCATTTCCGTACTCAGGGACCGTTCTTCTGCTATTATTGAATCAATCCAGCAGGCGACTGCGGCCACCCAAGGTCGTCTGAGGGGGGCGCCCGTTACGGCACCTCCCGTTGGGCCAATGGAAACTCAAACGGAATACCAGCAACTGTCAGCGGATGATATCCGCAATATGTCAATGGAACAGTACGCAAAAATGAGGGAACGGCTCCTGAATGCACGGTCTCCACGAGGCCGTTTCTAACACAACCCAAATCCCCTAATTTCAAAGGAGAACCCCCATGGCCTACCCAGGTCCCGCAGGCGGAGCAGTCACCACCGCAGGTGCAACTACCGCAACTGGATACTCGTCTGGCGAGTACCTCAGCCCAGCAATTCAGACCATCTGGTCCAAGGAGATTCTGTTCCAGGCGATGCCCGTGCTTCGCTTTGAGCAGTTCGCCGTCAAGAAGACGGAGTTGGGCGTCATGCCTGGTCTCACCATCAACTTCATGCGTTACAACAACCTCGCAGTCAACGAGACCTCGGGCGCAGAGTTGACGGAAGGTACCCGCATGGAGCCAGTGGCTCTGTCGTCCAGCCAGATTCAAATCACCGTCAAGGAGCAGGGCAAGGCAGTCTCGGTCACCGAACTCCTCCTCAACGCTTCGTTTGACGATGTGATGGCTTCGGCTTCCCGCCTCCTCGGTCGCCACATGGCCCAGAGCATGGACATCCAGGCCCGCAACACGCTGTACGCCGCTGGCGTGCCGTTCGGTGGCGGTTCTGCTGTCGCTCCTTCGGTCGTCTTCGGTCGCACCGTTCCTTCCACCCGTGGCGCCCTGGCACCCTACGGCTACAACGCCGCTGGCAACTCTGGTGCTCCTGGCTACATGTCGCCTGCAACCATCAAGGACGCTGTGGAGATTCTGGCTGGCCAGAACATCC